CCGCGCTGGTACGCGGGCGACTTCTTCGGCGAGACCTTTGCCAAAGAGGCAGCGAAAGCGCCGCGCTGACGGTCCCGCTTGCAAACCAACCAAGGTGCCCAGAACCTATGACGCCACTCCGGTGCGATTGCTCGGGCCAGCGGCTGCAACTCGGATGAATCAGATTATGTCTGCAATGGGTCGAAAGCGGACATTAAGACCCCAATGAGCGCCGGTCGGTGGCGAGGCGCAGCGCCATCGCAGCCATCGCAGTCGCCGCGAACCATTTGGCAGCAGCGGTCAGCCAGTCGACGTGCCGGAGCTTTGCTGCCGTGTGCGCCGCGCCGACAGCCACCGCAGCATTGACTGCCGTCCCGACCAAGTCAAACCAGATGCCGAGGGCGAAGATCTGCAGCGCTGGAACCGGCGTCTGCGGGTCCACGAATTGTGGCAGGAAGGCGAGGAAGAAGACCCCAACTTTCGGGTTGAGTATGTTGACCAGCGCGCCCTGGCGGAAGATTGCGGCGCGTGAAGTTGGCGCTGGGGGCCGTGCTATAGCCTCCTCCGTGGCGGCCCCGCTTCGCACGAAGCTAATGGCGATGTAGAGAAGGTAGGCCGCGCCGACCCACTTCAGCACTGTGAACGCCGTCTGCGACGAGGCAATGAGGGCCGACAAGCCGACGACCGCCGCGAAGATGTGAACCAGCGCCCCGGCGCCTATACCCAGCGCCGCGGCCAGTCCGTTGCGAGCACCGCCGCGCCCTGCCGATGCGACAACGAACGTCATGTCGGCGCCCGGCACGAGGTTCAGTGCCAGCCCCGCGATCGCGAAGGCAAGGAAGTCCCGGAGGTCGGGAAGAAGTTCAACCCCGGGCGCTATCTCAAGCATGGGGCGGCGCTCGAGTGTACGACGGACTGGGTTGCGTCGCGTTCAGTTCAAAATCCAGCATACCGCCAAGATGCAGCGGCTATCCAATGTCCGCAATGGGTCGAAAGCGGACATTAGTCAGGGTGGTAGCTGCAACGGATCTTATGTGAAGCCATGGTTCGAGTCCGGGTTCAACTCCAAGCTCATGACGACGAATGAAATGGTGGTGATACATCGCGCTTGCCAGCTCGCCTCCCATCCACGGAAGTCTGAAATGGTGGACTAGTCGAGAAGGCGGCCTGAGGAGGTTCCGAGCGCTCGGGCCAACCGTTCGACAATGCAAATCGTGGGATTGCGCGCACCGCGCTCAAGATCGCTGACGTAGGTCCGGTGAATTCCAGCCTCGTGCGCAAATGCCTCTTGGCTAAGACCCTTCGCCTGACGAAGACGGCGCAGGTTGTGCGCGAGGCGTTGACGGATGTCCACGCCGGCAACCGTGAGTAGCTGTCGACCATCAATCTACAGACGATGAGTGACATCCCGCGTTGACTGCCGGCCAGTGGCGAGCAATAGCGACGTGACTGATCGTCTACAAAAGGGCTTTAAATGAGCCGCTACCGGACACAGGTGCGCGAGGTCATCAATCGCAATGCGCTGGTTAGCCTCGCACTTGAGAGCGGCTATAACGCTTATTTGCCGGTTTATGACGGAGGCGTTGATTTCATCCTCTACCGGGAAGAGGATGGCGATCTCAGGAAGGTGCAGCTCAAGGGCCGCTGGTATATCGATCGGAAATATGTCGAGCGAGACATTTGGATCGCCTTTCACGATCGGGGTCGCTGGTATCTCGCGCCGCACGATGAGTTGGTTAAGCTGGGCGAGCAGTTCGGGTTTACGCAGACCCGTTCTTGGGTCGAGGGGGGTGCCTACAGCTGCCCGACGCTGTCCAGAGCTATGGTTGAGGAACTCGCCCCCTATCGAATGTTCGAGCCACCCGTTGCAGTGTGATTGCCCTCCAGCGCGCTTCTCAGGTCACTAAGCCGCAAAGCCGCCAAGCCTCGCCGCTGCGTTCGCCTGAAACGCCGGTGGACGGCGCCTAACGCGAAAGCTCATTTGTCGACTAGCGCGTTAATCTGACCGCTTGATTTTGACGCAGAATCAGGCACACTTACACAATCCTTCCAGCGGGATGCTGGCGGAGAGGCTTTGAGCAAAGCGGCAGGTTCGCAGCTCAGGGCTTGCTCTTCGGCTTAGGGAGAGACCGGCGACCGGGATGGTCGCTGGCCCGAGTCGTCGACGATGCGGGATGCACGTCGCGAATCCTCTTTCGACCGAACCTTTGTGACGCGGCGCAGAACTGCCTGCGCGCGCAGAAGGATTCATCATGACAACGAAAGAGATCAAGCGGCGCGCATCTGGCGGCGCTCTGTCGCACCCCGCACGGGTCAAAGCTCGCAAGACCGCGGCGCTTAAGATAATCATGCAGCCGGTCGGACAGCTGCGCCCCTCGCCCAACAATAGCCGCACGCACAGTGCCAAGCAGGTCCGGCAGGTCGCCGAAAGCATTGCGCGTTTTGGTTTCACGAACGCGATCCTCGTTGGCGACGACAATGACGTGATCGCCGGTCACGCTCGGCTTGCTGCGGGCAGGCTGCTTGGCCTTAGCCATGTGCCGACAGTTCGCCTCAGCGGCATGAGCAAGGCGGAGAAGCGGGCCTATATGATCGCCGACAATCGGCTGGCCGAGTTGGCCGGGTGGGACCGGCAACTGCTTGCAAGCGAGTTTCTGGCCATTGCCGAGCTCGACGCGGACTTCGACCTTGAGCTGACCGGGTTCGAGATCGAGGACATCGAGCTGATCCTCGACGGCGCTGCCAACGACCAGGGGGGCGAAGCCGACGACGATACACCCGTCGTCGGGGATGGTCCGGCGGTGTGCGCCCCAGGCGACTTGTGGCTCCTGGGTCGGCATCGGCTTTACTGTGGGGATGCGACGCTGTGGAGCTCCTATCCGCCATTGATGGGCGGCGAGCGTGCGCGGCTGGTGTTTGCAGACGGGCCCTATAACGTCCCGATCGTCGGCCATGTGAGCGGACGCGGCAAGTGCTGTCACCGCGAATTCGTGCAAGGCTCAGGAGAGATGAGCCAGGCCGAGTTCATCGACTTCCTGGGCAGGGCAATGGCAAGGATGGCGCGGGCGAGCCTGTCCGGGTCGCTGCACTATATCTGCATCGACTGGCGGCACGTCTTCGAGATGCTGACCGCCGGTCGCTCGGTCTATGATGAGCTCAAAAACATCTGCGTGTGGGCCAAAAGCACTCCGGCGATGGGCAGCCTCTATCGCTCGCAGCACGAGTTCGTCTGTGTGTTCAAGAAGGGCCGCCGGCCGCACATCAACAATGTCGAACTCGGGCGGCACGGCCGATCCCGTTCGAACGTGTGGCAGTACCCGGGCGCGAACAGCTTCTCGCCCACACGCGCCGAAGAGCTCGCTATGCACCCGACGGTCAAGCCGCTCTCGTTGGTTTCAGATGTCATTCTCGACGCCAGCGACCGGGGCGACATCATCCTCGATCCGTTCGGGGGCTCGGGCACAACTCTGATCGCCGCCGAACAGACCGGCCGTACTGGCCGAATGATCGAGATGGATCCGCTCTACTGCGACGTGATCCTCAGGCGCTTCGAAAAGCACACGGGCGTCACTCCGGTCCACGCGGGTACGGGCAAGAGCTTCGCTGAGCTGGCCTCCGAGGCGAAGGAGGCGCGCGATGGCTGAGCGCAAAGATTATGAAGTCGGCTACGGGAAGCCGCCAAGGCAAACGCGGTTCAATGCGGGTCAGTCGGGCAATCCGAAGGGCAGGCCCAAGGGCGCACGCGGGGTGCAGTCGGAAGTGCGCGAAGTGCTCAGCATGCCGGTGGTTCTAAAAACCGCCGGGAAGGGCAAATCCGTGTCGACCCTGCGCGCGGTCCTCTTGCGCTTGCGGCAAAAGGCTCTTGAGGGCGATCAGCGCGCGATCAAGCAGTGTCTCGAGCTTGGCATGCTACACCTCAGTGAGGGGCCAGAAAAAGCCCAGACGCTGACCGAAGCCGAACAGGGGATCTTCGACCTCTACTTCCGGCTGCGCACTTCCGGCGCGCAGCCGTCGCAGGATGATGCACAGGAAGCCGCTCAGAACGAGGAGAACAGCGATGACGCCGAATGAGCCCAGCCCGCGGTCGCTCTTCGAGGTTCTGCTGCGCAATGACTTCCTGAGCTTCGCCCTCAAAGTTTTTGAGCATCTCGCTCCAGCAAAGCGGCTTGAGCTGACGATCGCGGTCGAGGCGATTGCCTATGCGGTGCAGCAGATCATCGACGGCCGGCGCAGGCGTCAAACGATCGCAGTTCCGCCGCGTTCGCTGAAATCGATCCTCGCATCGGTCGCGCTCCCGGCCTTCCTTCTGGGCAGAAACCCGTCGGCAAGAATCATCTGCGTTAGTTACAATGAAGGCCTTGCTGCCAAGCATTCGTTGGACTGTCGCTCGGTGATGAAGAGCTCATGGTACCAGGAGCTGTTCCCCGCGACCCGGATAGACACGAAGAAGGACACGGAGATTTACTTCAGGACGACCGACGGGGGCTTCCGCGATTCAACGTCGGTCGGCGGAACGCTCACGGGCCTTGGCGCAGAGCTGATCATTATTGACGACCCGATGAAATCGCAGGACGCATTCTCTGACGGGCGGCGCGAGAAAATCAAGGAATGGTATGGCGACACATTGCTGAGCCGTCTCGACGACCAGGCGACCGGCGCCATTTTGATACTCATGCAGCGCCTTCACGAGGAAGATTTGGTTGGCCATGTGACCCGCAATGGCGGCTGGCATCAGCTCAGCTTGCCGGCGACCGCCGAGGAGCTGCAGATCGTCGAGCGCACAGAAGGGAAGCTGTTTGTCCGCTTTCCCGGCCATGTGCTCGACCCGGCCCGCTTTCCGCCGGAGGCGCTCAAGACCGTCAAGGACGAGATGTCGGCCCGCGGTTTCGCAGCTCAGTTTCAGCAAAACCCGCTGCCGCTCGAAAACGATCTGGTCCGCTGGAGTTGGTTCCGCTTCGCGGCATACGAGCCGCAGGATTGTACCTACACCCAGAGCTGGGACTTCGCCTCGAAGGACACTGAATTCAGCTCTTACACCGTGTGCACGACCTGGGCTCGGAGCAAGGATCATCACTATCTGGTCGACGTTTTTCGGAAGCGCCTGAGCGCCGCGGCAATGTACGAGGCGGTGCTGACGCAGGCGCGCCGGTGGCGCGTGAGCGAAATCCTGATCGAGGATGCGGCGGCTGGCACCTATGTGATCAGCAGCATGCGCGCCCAACGCCCGATCGGCATGCCAGCCCCGATCCCGATCCGTCCTGAAGTCGACAAAGCGACGCGGTTTTACACTGCCGCGAGCGTTATTGAGCAGGGCAGGGTGTTCCTCAAAGAAGGGGCACCGTGGATCAAGGATTTGCAGACAGAGATCGCGCAATTTCCCCGCGGGCGATTTAGCGACCAGGTCGACAGCATCTCACAGTATCTCGGGCGGGCTGAAAGGCGCCGTCTCAACCCTGCCAAGGCGGAGCACCGCGGCATGTTCTTCAACGATTGATCCGACGGCGACGAACCGCCGCGTTCCAGCACGAAGTGGTGATTGCACTCGACTTGCCCACGCTTCTGAGCATGTGTGAACCGAGGAGGTTGGTTTGGTGGAACGCGAGTTCATCGATGAAGCGACTGCGCTCCTCTCGGTCGCGATTGGCACTATCATGGAAGATGAAGTTGCCGCGGCGGTCAGTGCACTCCCTGGGGCGGGCGAAGCTCGTGCGCAGCATTTTGCGGCACTGCAGCGGGCGGGTCAGGACATCGCCGCCTTGGCAATGGCGGCTGAGGCTCTGCTCAGGCGCGCAGCGACAGGCGGCAGCGACATTCCGCTGGACTAGCGGTGCGAAGCGAGCATTGCTGCAAGTGTAAATTGCAGTCGGCGGAACGTGCTGGCTGCCGCCCCGACCGGTCCATCGGCGGGGCTGTGGGTGGTGGGAGAGCAATGAAGCCCTCCCATTGGAAGGACGCACCCATGACCAGGAGCAAATCCAAAAAGCCGGTACCCGCCTCCGGGCCCCCGGCCGGGACGAAAAAGGCCAAGTTCATTGCGCTGCTTCGCAGAGATGAGGGCGCGACGATCGCAGAGATGGTCGAGGCAACGGGATGGCTGGCGCATTCAGCGCGCGCGATGCTCACAAGGCTGCGCAAGCACGGGCTTGCGGTCGAGAAGAACAAGGTTGACGGCGTGACCCGCTATGCGATTGCCGCCGAGCCCGCGGCGTGACGAAAGCCGAACGGGTTACCAACGAAGTGCGCGCGCTGGAGGCGCTGGACCTTAAAGCACTAAGAGAGGAATGGCGGCGGCGCTTCGGGACGCCGCCAACCATGCGTTCGCGCGAGCTTCTGGCGCGGTTGCTGGCCTGGCGTATCCAGGAGCAGGCACTCGGCGGGCTCGATGCGGCAACGCTCCGGATGCTGACCGCCGAGCGCCTGCCGCCTGCGCGACCATCACTGAAGTCGGGAACGACCCTTCGCCGAGAGTGGCAGGGGCGTACCTTCGAAGTGCAGGTCGTCGATGACGGGTTTGAACATGCGGGCGACAACTACCTAAGCCTGTCGGCTGTCGCCCGGGCGATCACCGGCACGCGCTGGAATGGACAGCGGTTCTTCGGCCTGCGCGGAGAGGCGGGATGAATGGCACAGCGAGAATCCCCGTCCGCTGCGCCATCTACACCCGCAAATCCACCGATGAGGGTCTCGACCAGTCTTTCAACACTCTCGATGCCCAGTACGAGGCATGCGAAGCCTATGTTTGCTCCCAGCGCGGCGAGGGATGGCAGCTGGTTAGCACCCGATACGACGACGGTGGCTATTCAGGCGGCTCACTCGATCGGCCGGCGATGCAGCAACTGCTGAGCGATGTGGACGCCGGCAGCATCGATGTCATTATCGTCTACAAGGTCGACCGGCTGACACGCTCGCTGATAGATTTCGCGCGTATCGTCGATCGACTGGATGCCCGCAAAGCCTCGTTTGTAAGCGTTACCCAGGCGTTCAACACGACGACCAGCATGGGGCGGCTGACGCTCAATGTCCTTCTGTCTTTTGCGCAGTTTGAGCGCGAGGTAACTGGCGAGCGCATTCGCGACAAGATCGCCGCGTCCAAGGCGAAAGGCATGTGGATGGGCGGCAACCTCCCGCTGGGTTACGATCTCGGCGAGCGGGTGCTGGTCGTCAATGACACGGAAGCCCAGCAGGTCCGTCACATTTTCCGGCGCTATTGCGACCTCGGCTCGGCGATCACGCTGATGCGCGAACTCAAGTGTGATGGCATCCTATCAAAGGCCTGGGTGTCGCGGTCAGGCAATAAACGCGGAGGCCAGCCGCTGAGCTGCGGTGCGCTTTACTATCTGCTGCAGAACCGCCTTTACCTCGGCGAAATCGTTCACCGCGGCCAGCGCCACCTTGGCGAACATCAGCCAATAATCGACGAGGAGACGTTCAACGCCGTCCAGGAAGAGCTGGCCCGCAATCGTCGCCAGCGTCGCCAGGGGCGGACGCGATCGACCCGCTGTCTGCTGGTGGGGCGGATGTTCGACGTGGACGGCGAGCCCATGACGACCAGCTTCAGCTACGGCCGCGGCGGTCGTCTGTATCGTTATTATGTGTCGGGTTCCCTCGATCCATCCGAACGCAAAGGTGTCCACGGGCGGCGGATTCCGGCCGGTGAAATAGAGACCCTGATATTGCACACGCTTGGCCAGTTGACCGAGGGCCGCGAGCAGGGTGCATTGCTGGCACTGATTTTGCGCGTCCAGCTGAACTCGGAAGCGATTCACTGCCTGATTGATCCCACATCGCTCATCCAGCCAATGGAAACACTGGAGCGCTGCCGCGATCGGCTTGGAAGCAAACTGCCTGGCATCGAACTGCGAGTTGACGGGCCATCCCTGTTGCTCACCATCCTTCGTCGGCCGCGATTTCGGGGTGGTGCGGTTAGCGGCGGACCAAAAAAGGGGGATGAAGCGCAGGTCGCCGAAGGCCGGCGCGTGCTCAGGCAGGCTCACCACTTGCTGGACGCCCATGCAATGTCGCCCCTCGATCCGGAAGGTCACGGCGCGGCCCGCGCGCCCACTGACCAGCGCAATCGACATCTCATGATGGTCGGTTTGCTCTCACCCAAGGTCCAGAAGCGCATTCTGGCAGAGGGGCGAACAGTCTCGATTGGTGCAATCCAGCAATTGCCGCTTGCTTGGCTCGACCAGGAGAAAGCGTGGCTGCAGGATGAACGCGGCTAGGTGGTTATCGATCGCCGGTTGCCGAGGCTGGGGCGCCGAGGTTCATTCTCTGGCGATATGCTTTCAAAGCAAGTGCCATTCTGCGCTTCAGGCGTGAGGGAAAGGACTTTCTGGCTACACAGCCCTGAGGACGTGCTGAGCTTACTCATGACAAAAATGCGAAAATGTCATGAGTGATCGGATGCCTGAAATTGGCCGACAGCTGACTGACTGCTTCGGGGCAGGTGAGGACGATAGCCGCCTTTCTGTCACCCGCCCAAGAGTACTGGACCAGCGCGGGGAACGCCTTAGCAAATCAGGTCGGCGAGCAGGTCCGTAGCGACAGTAGTCCGTGGAACGAAAGGCGGCACCGCGCCTGCTTGCTTCGCCTCCGCCAGCCGT